AGCACAATAAACCCACCACGTCTAAACCTCATTATCGCCTGAGATGTCGAATCCACCAAGTCATCATGCTCGCCTGATGGAAAACTTGCAACTTCTTCAACCACTTCTTCAGCCCAGTGTGTAAATGGGACCCACACTTTGCCACTAGCAAATATATCAGCTACAGCATTAAGCCTTGATACTTTGTCGTTACCTCTGTTAACTTCAACTTCTTGTACAGGTATACCCATCTTCCGAAGCTCAAATATAAGTGGCGCACCCGATGCTTTTTTCTCAATAATAACTGAGTCAGGTTCCCATTCCTTCCACTCTTCAACCGCTCGCATTTTAAGCTCAGGAAACTCCATACGCTTTTTAAAACTGTTAAGCAAGATTATATTAGCATCTTCCTTCTTTGTAACGGAATTAACTAGATAAAATACTCCCCATGTCGTACATGCTGAATAGTCTGACCGTTCTGTTTTAAGAAATGCCGTGTCCCAAGACTGAATAATAAAGTTAATCTCAGGTGGATTCTCATCATCCCACCATCGCCACCACTCCCTCTTAATAATAGCTGACACATCTGAGGTTGGCTGTTGCATATACTGCGCCATCCACTTGCCACTAGGCAACTCATTCCTTAAGGCAGTTAACTCTTCTAGGTTCCAAAACTCGGGCCATAGGGGTAAACCCGAAGGCATAATAGCTGGAAAGTCTATAACTTCCCATTCTTCACCTGACCTTTGTGCGGCTGCTTTAACTACTTGTCCAGTCAAATCTTTCTTTGACCAGCGTGTCATAACTATAATAATAGCTCCGCCCGGTTGCAGACGTTGCCTTGGTCCAGATGTATACCACTCATATACCTTGTCATAAACTTCTGGGTTTGATTCTGCTAAAGTAGCTTCCTGTTCCGAATGAGGGTCATCAATGATGAGGATATCTGCGCCCTTCCCTGTGACAGCACCTCCAGTACCGATAGCAAAATAGTCTCCGTTCTGGTTTGTCGCCCATCTTCCAGCAGCTTTACTGTCTGATTGAAGTCCAACACCCGGGAATATAGACTTATACACATCGGAATCGACGAGGTTTCTAACTTTTCGCCCAAATCCGACAGCAAGCTCTGCAGTATGTGATGTTTGAATGACCTTTTTTTCTGGGAATTTACCCAAAAACCAAGCAGGTAGTAAGTAAGAAGCAAATTCAGACTTAGTATGCCGTGGAGGCATATTAATAATAAGGCGTTTACAATCTCCACGAGCAACTTTTTCAAAGGCAGCAGCCATTTTGGCATGATGATTCCCATCTATAAAGTTAGGCCAGACTTTGTGAACAAAGTCCATGAAATTTTCTTGGCAATTCTCTTTGTGTTTAGCATTTACGGTATTTTCTAGTTGTTCTAGCAGTGCCCGTAGCTGTGCATCGCTTAATCTATCCAGATTTTGGTCTAGTTGGACTAATTCTGAGTTTGACAACGCTTCAATCGTCGCTGCTGTCATATGATTCTACGTCAACGACGTCATTATCTGGTTCATTTTCTATCTTTTGTGGCACCGGAGTTACATCTACCGTGTTCATTTCCATCAAAAGGCGTATTTTTTCACGCAATGCCGACTTCAATTCAGTTGAAGTTTGATGTGTAATAGTAATTTCTGACCGTTCTGTAAACAAATCCGACGCTTTTCCAAGCAATTCTAGTGCTTTTAAGGCTACTTTATGGTCTTCACTTTCTGAAATCTCAAGCAGTCTATTAGTAACTATTGTTCTAACTTGGATTTTATCTTGGACAATCTGCCGTTCGTAATCATTAATGTATCTATATAGTGATACGGCAAATCCGGGGTTCTTTAACTGCTTTTCTCGTTCTGTTACCTCTGCAGACTTACTTAAAGCATCAAACATTTCAGCGGCTTTAGCATTATCTTCAGCGGTCATATCAAAAGAAGCACCGAGTTCTTCAAGTAAAAGAGCTGTGTTTCCTGCTATTTTAGCACGGGCAACTGCGTCCTCACCCCTTTCAGGATAAGCGTTGCGTGGTATCGGTTTGTCGATAGTTGGTTCGACGTTTACAGGCATATAACCTTTTTGTGGGTTAAGTTAAATTTGATTATATATTATTTTTTATTTGCCGGGTACCTTTTTAGTGACGGGGGGGTTTTTGCAAAATATAATACCCAGGGTTTACCCTAATAAATTAAGGGGGTGGGGGGTAATTTTAAAAAGTTGGGATTGACTGTGCAAATCATTGTGTATGTGGGCGGTCGAGTAACCAGGCTGTATTTAGGGGGTGGGGCGTTCGTTATACCACTGCTACCTATTAGAACCCGTATACCTACTTAGTATTGTAGATTTCATTAGAACCAAGTAAGTTTACCTAGTAAGTATGGAATCTAATACTCTATTTACTATTGTAGATACTTATCGGAGGGAGTCGTTTTTATTTTTTAAAGGCGTTTTATTTTTAAGGTTGTCGGTTATATCTATTTGATTCTATTGGCCATTTCCTGTATAGATTTTACCTATTTTAAGATACCCTGTTACTATTAATACATGGAGGAAATGATACTTATCTTTCACGGTAACTTAACGACATGATGTCGCTAAGTATCTAACCTGTATCATAGGAGATGTCTATCATGGTAAATAACCATATAGAAGATTTAGATGTTTTGGGTGGCTCTGTTGGGGCTGATGGTAAATATAACTTAACTCCTGATTCAGTTGAATTGCTGAAGCAGACAGTTAATACTCTCGATTCTCTCGAGCGTTCGTTTGATGATGTGCAAACTAGAATCAAGGCTATGGTTGCTAATCTTCAGCGATTGCTTGAGAGTAATTCGAGGTCGGTTTTACAATCAGGTTCGACTACTGCCGTTGTTGAGATTAACTATTCTCACTATCATGCGTGCCGTTCGTTGTTTATGCACACGTGGGCTGGGTTGCGTAAAATGGTTTTGCCGTTGTCTGATACGCATGAGAAAACTTGCTCTAAAGCGTTCGAGCGTTACTTTAGTATGACAGGTCTTGAAGTTCCTAAGTCTGACGACCCTAAGTCTATTGCGAAGCGTGAGCGTGAGCAGAAGGAAGCCAAGCGTCTCGAAGGTATCGCTGATTTGAAAGTCGCTATTGCTGATGCAGTTCAGCGTAATGATTTCGAAGAAGCAGGTCGGCTTAAGAAAGAGGGTTTGCGTCGCACTAAGGTTGAGAATAAAGAAACACTCACTTCCTTAGAGCCGAGCAAGAAAGAGTTAAACGCTCTCATTAAAGAGTCGATTGACGAAGAGAAAATCAACTTGTGTATTGCTTGGTTTCAAGGTCGCATTAAACTTGAGCCTAAGAAACAAGTTATGCGTGCTGTTTAATTTGTAGTTCTTTGATACTTGGCGACATTGTGTCGCCAAGTTTTTTCTTTTTCTTTTTAGGAGATGTTATGAAAACCTTTGGTCATTTAAAGTTGTCTACTCGTGTTATCACTCACAAAGACCGTCATGGTCGTGAACAGGGTAAGCGTGTTTCTTTGCTATCACACCATTGTGATTTTGCCGAGATACAGGGTATTGTCGCTGAGTTCATGCTTTTAAACCCTTCTTTACAGAAACAGTATGTTGATATGCAGTTTACTGTTACTGTTTGTGAAACCATAAGTTACGGTGATTAATCTTAGAACCACTTCGGTGGTTCTTTCGAACCAGTTCCAACCAGTTCTATAAAACCAGTTCTTTCCCATAGCAACGTAGTAGTCAACGCTTAAGCCAACGGCAACGCCATCGCTTGACGCAACGCAATAGCCTGTTTTGATGTGATACACGTAGTGTATCACACTTTTCATCGGCCTGCAAATCTTTTTAATCACACAAAATCTTTAGCACCACGTGATTGGCCTCCATTTGTTCCGAAAATAGCCCCTAATGTTCCTGTAATGTTCCTAGCAAGTCATTGATTTTAAAGCAATGTTCTATTGTACCTAATGTTCGAGGATTTTACTTGGCTAGAAAAATTTATTTTCGCATCTCTAAAGACCCTCTTTAGCACATGCACTATCTTGCATATGTATTCAATTCCCCCTTTTTTATCTTCGTTCCTAGTAAAGTAATTTTTAAGAACATTAAGAACATTAGAACATTACCACTTAACTTATTGATTTCATTGAATTTCTTTTGTACCTTTTTCATTTCCATTTTCGAACATTGCAGAACATTCCGAACACTACTCGTAAGTCATTGATATTGCTCAATAATCGTTTGCTACTTGGACTTGACATTGTACAGTTTATGTGTTATACTACAACTATGTTGTAGAAATAAAAATTACCCAGCGTTTTTGCTTTGCTCGTACCATGTCTTTTTATTTGTAGTCCAACCACTTTGCGACATCATGTCGCTAAATCTTTATAGGAGATGTATATGTATCTATGTTATGCAGTTATTACCCAAGAGTGCGAGGGAGAAGTAGACCCTGCTCGCAACGCATTAGGCTTTCGTGCTTGCATGGCCTGTGGCGACAAAATCGCACGAATCGAGTCCAAGTGGAAAGAGAGCATGGTTATACCAAGCAACAAGTCTACTCCGACTTACATCAGCGACCCTGAATTGCTCAAGCAGTTAAACCCAAAAAGAACGGAGGTGTAATATGGCAGTCCCACAGACAATCCCACAAGACGAATGGGAAAAGAAAATGTATGAGTTCCAAAACTTATACGCACGAGCGAACCTGCATCAGCGTCAGCAGTTTATGGGTAACTTTAAGGTATTGCAGTATGTTAAAGAATCCCTGCCGTATGACCCAACTAATCCGTTGCAAGAAAGTATTGATGATTAACCAACCACTTAGCGACATCATGTCGCTAAATAACCAAAGGAGATGTAAATGAGAATCGAAATAAAAGCCCATGTTGCTGAGAACATTGAGAAACGCAAAGCCAATAAGCAACTGCGTGAGTTCCGTAGTAATTGGAATCTACGCTACAAAGAAGAGATGGAGATGCTACTTGCACCCAACGAGGAAGACTACTTAGGTGTAGGTGGTAGTTCAGCAGTTAGTCCGTCGAACTCTAATCCTTATACCGTACTCAAGAACCATGTGAGTTTAGCAGTTCGCCAACTAAACGAAGCAACGAAGAACGGTGTGCGTCTAGACCAAAAGAACTTTGTATTACTAGATGTTGCTAGTAACTTAGCCGATGCAGTTAAACAATGCGATAGATTGGAGGATTGAGATGAGCAAGCAATTAGTGCAAGCGTGGTTTAAGAATAGACCTGTTGTGGATGTGTCCTTTAAAGACAATTCATTTGCGTCTCTTGGTGATGTAGATGTAGAAGTGGTGGTCAAGTTTACATTCGAGGATAACTTTTGCGATGGTTGTTTTGAATGGCGATATAACTTTGCCTTTTCGGATTACACCGACGCTAGAGAAAACTACATGGAGAGTATTAGTGACTACATGAAGGATACGCTAGGTGTAGACACCCAAGACTACGGCTACCCACAGATATTTCAGATGGTAATTAACGAGAAAGGTGGTATGAAATGATATGCGAAGATGGATACGCAGGTTCAAGACCTGTTGAAGAAGTAGAAGATGATGATACTGGGTGTAGTTTTTCGTGGCACTACAGAATTATACGTCATATTGACTCACGCTTTCCTGATGAAGAGCCGTATGAAACTGCTCACGAATTTATTATTGGTGACGAAGAATACGCTAGTTTTTCATTCAGCGTGGCAACTGCTATGAGCAAAGAAGAAGCACAGCGTATAAGAAATGCTTTTGATTACCCACCTGTAATAGAAGTAGACGAGGCCGACTTTGAATTTGAAGAGACTGATTTCGGGCCTTTCCCTAGATACAAAAAGTATACGTGGTTAGACAGAACCGTTAAACAAGGAGGTTGATATGCAACTTAGAAGAAGAAACCCTGATGATAACCTCACAGGCAAAGTATTAGAAGAAACAATTAAAGAGATGCGACTCATGTCACAAGAGAAGCATTGGGGTGAGCGTTGCAACGACTTTGACAAGCGTTGCATTGCTTGTCTTGCTTGGAAACATTTTGATGAAACAGGGGAGGTATTGAGATGAAATGCAAATGCACAACAAGGTTCTGCTTGTGTGGACACACGCTAGTAGACCGTAAAGTAATCCAAGCAAAACGCAATACACCATACGAGGGCGACGACATTGCCGACTGGGTTAAACAAAACCGAACGTATCACACACCATCTCAAGCGTTTAGAGATGCGAAGTATTCCGAGTGGTTCGAGAAAGATACTGAGATGTCGGATATGAAATTGTTTGCATGCGAACTTATGCTAGTTGCTCTTCCTGCAATCATCGTAACTATTGTTTTAGTAGTATGTGTTTTTAAAGTCGTAGGAGTTTTTAACTAAACCACTTGGCGACATGATGTCGCTAAGTATCAACCGAGAAGGAGAATCAAAATGGCAGTTATTAATAAAGGTATTTCCAAAGCAGTTAAAGAAGAGTTCATCAACGGCACGCATCACCCCGATGCAATGCTAACTAAACTCGCACATCTGAACACCGATGACAATCGCAAAGCCTACCTCGTTGGGCTTACTAAAGCATTGCGTGAGAAGTATGGCATGGAAACTAAACGTGACAAACGGTTTGGCAAGAGTAGGAAAAAGCCTAGCGTTAAGAAGCCGATAGCACAACCATCGCAAGTATCAACAAGCAACTTACAAAAACTGCTCAACGATGCAGGGCTTATCGGTCAGAAGAAGTATACAGGGAGGCATGACTTAGCAGACGCTATGCGAAAGCATGACATGACTGGCATGGTTGAGATACGCAAGCGTGTTTATACAGAACGCATCAGCGACGAGGACAGGATAGTCGAGGAGTATGTCAAGTTAGACGACGCATACAAAGCATTGCAGTTCGATTACGACAACGTCGTTGACAACAACTCAGAACTCAAGCGTGAGATTGCTCGCTTGCAAGTAATCATAACTTATTTAGAAGGGAGGAAGTAATGGCAATCACATACGGAACAAATGCATACAACTCGGCAAAGATAAAGCCGATTGCTAATTACGAAGGTGCGAAGGAAAGGTTTGATAATGTCGTGCCTATTCGTGGTAGGTTAGAAGACGTTAGACCTATTGGCGAGAAGCGTAGTTATTCTTGGTTCAGAATAAAGAAGAACCTCATATCTGTGGAACATCCTGATGAGCCATTGGGTAGATACGAGTATACGTATTCATGCAACATTAACGAGGCTAAGATTATAGAGTTCTTTAACAATGGCGACGTTGGTTTGTACTTTAACTTTTGGAAGGGGCCGACGCTGTTTGGATTCGTAACCTATTCTTTATCAACAGACATAGGCAGAATAGAATCTTGTCAAGGTAAGTGGTACTTTATTAACAGTAGGGGTGAGGGTTATCCCTTTGTTGGTAGCATGAGGCTGACTAAAGATGGTGATGCTTTCATACCTGCAAATGTTAAGCCTGAGAAGAAGTATTCACTAAACCGTAAGATGATGAACGCATTACGCAAAAGGTATTCGTTCTTTATTGACTACGGTAAGACTTGCTTGTCTATGAATCCTATAATACAAAGGATTAAAGAACCTACTGCAATTAAGAATGTGCCTGATGCATTCGTGAAGAAAGGTCTTAACTTTGAATACCCTCAGTTATTACCGTATAGGTATTCGCATCGTGATAGTGAGGAAACCAAACTGGGTAGGTTAGGATTACTTGGTGGCTTAGCATACTATGAGAAGCATCAAGACTTAGAACTTCTATATGAACTGATGATGTATGTTGCTATATATTCAGGCAGATGGATTTGGTCTAATCAAAACGAGGTAAATTGTCACCCTGAAGATTTTGTAGGGACATTCGAAGAAGTATTGAAGTATGAGTACAGTGATAGTTTATATGTACAAACTGAGCAACCTGTCGGCTCTATCTTTAACGACAAGAACAAGAAGTATTTTAATGTTGTATAACCATCTACTTGGCGACATCATGTCGCAAAGTAACTTAACCAAGAAGGAGAATTAAATATGGCAAATGTATTCCTAAACAAAACTGCAACTCTCAAAGAAGCAGAAGACTTAATCCTCGCAGTAGGCTCTGATACCACGTTTCATTTAATGGGTGAACCTGGGGTCGGTAAAACATCTATGTTCAAGAATTTAGTTAAAAAAACTGGCTATAAGGGTATTTATATTGACGCACCAAACGTAGAATTAGGTGAGTTAGGTATTCCAATTCCTGACCATGAAACTAAAACTACTCGCATCTATCCTAACGAGCAATGGGGCTTTCATATTAATCAACCAAAGGTAATCTTTATCGACGAGTTTACTAAGGCTCACCAAGCAGTTAAGAACATGATGCACCCAATGCTTAACGACCCACGCATGATTATGGGTATGCCACTACACCCCAACGACATAGTCATAACTGCAGGTAATTATACAGGCGACGGTGTAGGCGATACGATGATGGCTCACTCCAGAAACCGTATAAGCATAATCAATATTAAGAAACCACACGCTGGGTTTAATGTTGACGGCTCTATTGATAGTAATTCATGGGGTGCGTGGGCTATCGCTAATGATATTGCACCTGAGATATTAGCATGGGTTAAGCAACATCCTGAGTTGTTGGCATCATATCTTGACGCATCGCAAGAGCAGAACAAGTATATTTTCAACCCTAAAGAAGCACAGAAGTCTTTTGTTTCACCACGTTCTCTTGCTAGAGCATCAAACATTATTAGTAGACGAGATAGGGTAACGGAGAACGTAATCGTTTGTGCGTTAGAAGGTACGATTGGGGCAGCAGCAGCTCGTGACTTAATGACCTTTGTATCCGTAGCCGACTCGCTTCCAAGTTGGGAGGACATCATTAAGAATCCACAAGTTGCACAAGTACCTGACTCACCCGTTGCGTTATGTATGCTTGCTTTTAGTGCAGTGCAAAGAGTAGAGCGAGATA